ACCTCGTCAACGAGTGGGACCATCGCTTGCTTCTCTGGGAGGAGGACAGGACAAGGTTCGGTTACGACATCTCTCCAGACATGGATGCCTATGGTGTCCCTATCGATGCTGACGATATGGAACCTGGGATCGGTGTCGTGCGTGTCCCGTTCAACCCAACAGCGGAGAATATGGCGTTCGATCTTGCACACCGGATCGTCCTAGGGTTCGATCTTGACTGGTGTGAGTGCCGTCTGTGGGAAACCCCGAAGGCCTATGCGGAGGCGAGGTTCTCAAGTGCACGATAAACGGTTCCGAGTTGCTGAGGTCTTCGGGCCTACGATTCAGGGTGAAGGTCGGCACATAGGTACCCCATGCTATTTCATCCGCTTCGCAGGCTGCGACTACAGATGTCGCTGGTGTGACTCACCTCACGCAGTGCTCACTGAGTACGTCAACGAGGTCCCGCGCATCTCCGCTATGGAAACGTGGGGGAAGTTGAAGGCGCTTCCACGTGGGCCTCGGTGGGTTGTCTTTTCTGGAGGTAACCCAGCACTGTTCGACCTCAAAGATCTCTGTGCACTGATCCTTGGTGACGGCTACAACCTCATGGTTGAGACCCAGGGGACTGTGTACAACGATTGGTTGCGGAGTGCAGATGAGATCTGCGTGTCACCGAAGCCTCCCTCTTCTGGCAATATGACGACGGAAGGCGTCCTGAGAGAGTTTCTCCGTGAGTTGTGGGGATCCTCGCTTGGCAACCCTCTCAACCAGACGTACCTGAAGGTTGTCGTCTTTGACAACGAGGACTACGCTTACGCACGGTCGATTCACAAGACCTTCGAGAACCTTCAGATGTTCATCTCTGTTGGTAACGAAGATCCCTCTCTCCCCACTGTGGGGAACCCAAATCCGAAACCAGGCACGCTTCCTTTGACACGCGACATTGTTCTCGACAAGATGAGGTGGTTGATGGAGAAGGTAGCTAATGACGTGACTATGCGGAACGTCCGCGTGACTCCGCAGATGCACGTCCTCGCATGGGGGAATGAACGTGGACGTTGACTACGTAGCCATGCAAGGTGAAACAATTGCTAACGCGGCACGCAACATGATCCTTGCTGTTGGCGAAGATCCAGAGAGGGAAGGTCTGCGCAAGACGCCTCAGAGGGTAGCTCACTCCATGTTTGAGCTGTGCCGCGGGTACACAGAGGACATTCGGCATGAGATCGCAGTGTTCGACGCCGAAGGTGCTGACCAGATGGTCTGCCAGTGGAACATTCCTCTCTACTCCCTATGTGAGCACCACATGCTCCCATTCGTCGGGTACGCACATATCGGGTACATTCCGAAGGAGCACGTCCTCGGTCTCTCGAAGTTGAAGAGGATCACAGATCACTTCGCACGACGTCTGCAGATTCAAGAGCGCCTCACTCGTGAAATCGTTGACTACGTTGACGGGTCTGTGCATCCTCGAGGTGCAATCGTCTGCGTAGAGGCAGAGCATCTCTGTATGACGATGAGGGGTGTACAGGCACCAGGTACGCGCACAACCACAGAGGCAATCACAGGAGTGTTCGCTGACCCTGCAGAGGGGTCGAAGGAAGAGTTCCTCACGCTCCTCTCAATGCAAAGGAGGCCCCATTGAAGTCACTAGTCCTACTGTCTGGTGGCATGGACAGTGCAGCATTACTGTCTCTTGCGATCAACCAGAGTGATGAGGTATCTGCTGTCTCGTTTGACTACGGGCAGAGGCACAGGAAAGAACTGCATGCTGCACAAGATCTCGTTGACTACTACGAGGTCCCCTGGAGAATTCTGACTGTCGCAATTCCGAAGGGTGGGGTTCTGCTGACAGACATGGCAATGCCTCAGATGACTTACGAGGAACTCCAGAAAGAGGAAGGCCCCTCACCCACCTACGTCCCATTCCGGAATGGCACGTTCCTCTCCCTCGCTGCAGCACTTGCCCTGACTGTCAACAGTGAGTACCTCTACACAGCGGTTCATGCAGACGATGGGCACAACTGGGCCTACCCAGATTGCACTCCTGAGTTCATCGGTGGGATGCAGACAGCGATCTATGTCGGCACGTACCACAAGGTGCGCCTTCTCGCGCCGTTCGTGTACTCAACGAAAGCGCAGATCGCACGTTCAGGTCACGAGATGGGCACACCGTTTAACCTCACGTGGTCATGCTATGAGGGGCGTGAGTACCACTGTGGCGTGTGCCCAACGTGTGTCTCTCGAATCGAGGCATTTAAGATCGCTGGTATCGACGATCCGACAATCTACGAGCAGAGGGAGAAGGTATGAACCACGATGGAGGAATTGTTCTGCCTGGGCCTGAGGGTTTGCCCAGGGCTCCAATGCCTGTGCAGAAAACAGAGCACGTAACGACATTCAACCAGGCGAGCATTGGCCTTGTCGCGGTGACAGACGACGACAACATCGTCCGGGGGTACCAGGTGCAGATCAAAGACGTGATCGAGAACCATGTCTACGTCTTCCCGATCACCCGTGTACACGTGAAGGACGAGATCAGAGAGATGTTCAACCAAGTTCCTGACATTGGGTTCCCGGTGCTGAGGGATGCCTGACCATGACCCTGTTAATCATCCGAGACATTACACCTACGGACCCATCGAGGTCATCGACCTCGTCGAGGGATTTGATCTCGGTTACCATGAAGGCAACGCCGTCAAGTATCTCCTTAGGTGGAGACACAAAGACGGCCTTCAAGATCTGAAGAAAGCGAGGTGGTACCTTGACCGACTCATCGAAGTCCAAGAGCGTGAAGCTGATGAGGCGAAGGGAATTACCTCGCACTAACTCCGTTGGTCACGCGGACAGTGTGGAGAAGATCCTCGGGCAGATCTCGATGCTCTCACCCGACAACGTGTACTACCAGGCAGGACGTCGGAAGGAACGTCTCCTGGGAGCAGACGTCGAGCGTGTCGTTCTGTCACCTACGATCTTTCGTAAGTTCGTGTGCGTTGCAGGCTGCACCGCGTGCTGCCAGAAGTTCACTCTCGACTACATCCCGTCAGAGGTACTCAACCTCGACATCTCAATGGAGGGTTTTGACACAAGAGATGTCCGGGTGAATGGAAAGGAGAGGCAGGTCTGGACCAATGACCAGAATCAAAATCCTCTATGTGACTTTCTCACTGCTATTCGCCCGGATGGCGGATTGGGTTGCGCACGTTGGCCACATCCTCCACTTGCCTGCATTTCAGCACCGCAGTTGCAGTTCATCCAAATGCGTCCGGGGACGACCTACATCCTCAAGAAGCCATTTGGACGTGCCTGGGCGATGAAGCCCACACCTCAGTGTGAGTTTCTCGATGTAGATCTCACTGAGGTTGACCTGCAGACGAACTTGGCGATCCTTGACAGGTTCGATGCGTGGGCAAAATACTTCAAGATCAAGACGTGTATTCCTCAGGTACGAAAGGAGATCGGCAAGGTGCTACGCGAGGGGCAAATTCCTGTAGCGGGGATTGAGGTATGGCGTAGATGAAAGCTGCACTGATTCCACCGATACCCTGCCTCAAGCAGTTTGGGGTTACAGGTAAGTTCCATCTACTCCTCTCTCATCTGCTCAAGGACCCCGTGTACTTCTCTCACTACCTGACAGAACGTGAGCGCGGCGCGTACCTGCTCCTCGACAACTCAGCGCACGAGCATGGTCACGGGGACGATCCAGAGGCACTGATCTACAACGCTGTCGCCCTCAAGGCGCAGGAGGTTGTCGTTCCAGATGTACTTGAGGATGCAGAAGGCACAGTAGAAAGTGCGCTGAACGCACTTGAGTACTGGTTCGAGAAGAAAGACAAAGTCATCCGAAAACTCAACCCTGCACTGATGTACGTGCCTCAGGCACGACATATGGAGGAGTGGGTTTGGTGCTTCGGTAACCTCGTACGGATGCACCAGTACGTGACAGGTAGGGAAGGGTACAGGACGTCGCTCGTAATCGGAGTGTCGAAAGACTACGAGGTCTGGCACGAACAAGGTCTCATGCCGATCCTTGACTTTCTCTCCCTCATGCGCCAGAACGTCAAGTTCCAGGTGCACCTTCTCGGGTGGGGACGTGATCTGTGGAACCTAGAGATGTACGCGAAGGAGCATCCATGGATTCGTTCGACAGACAGCGCCAAGCCTTTTGTCTACGGCCTTGAGAGAATCAAACTTGAGCCTCACGAGGACGTGCCTGAGTACCCGAAGAGACCCCACGACTATTTCACAAGACGGATGGACGACGAGCAGTTGCAGGTTTCCATATTAAATGCCATGATATTCCGTGCGATGGCATCCGGATCACTCTCAACAACAGTTCAGGTATGACTGAGCAACCCCCCGCACAGCCCAAGACCATCGAAGAATGGCAACGGCTCGTTAGAGAGGAAGAAGTCGCCCGCCTTGTGCGAATGTGGAAGGCGCTTCCCACTGCGGTCCAGTCGGAGATAATCCGCAACTTCGAGCGCAACGTTGGGTCTGGACGATGACTGAGCAACCCCCCGCACAGAGCGACCCTGAGTTTGAGCGCGCACTACTGCGAGCGGACATCTGCGCCGGCAACACTGAGGCAGCCCAGATGCAGTACGAGAGGGTGCGACGAATGGTGGCGCTATGTCCCGAGTGCAGCAGCGAAGGTGAGCCGGGTTCGATCTGCCAGCACCCAGAACCGATCGGTGACCGCTACCGAGTGATCCTATGACCGAGCAACCCCCCGCACAGAGCGAGCGCTGGATTCAGGGCAAGCGCGGCTTGCAGCGTGAAACGTATGAGACGCCGCAGGATTCCGCACAGAGCGACTACAACGACCCGACCCACGCTGGCCGTAGGGCTGGCGAGTTTGATAGCACCGAGAACGAGGCGTGCGAACACAACCCCGGCTGCGAGCACCGCAACACAGCTACGATTCAGAGCACCGAGAACGAGGCCACGAATCTTGGGGGAGGCCCTGGGATCACCGACGGATCGGATGAGGCGACGGCCTCTGAACGGCTGCGCGGAACGGCAGTCCCGGCCCCATCCTCCCCCGAGCGCGACAGCACCGAGAACGAGGCGCTAAAAGAAGCGATGAAGGCTGACTCGACCACGGTGGAGCAGGACAACCTCATCGCCAAACACTCCAAACCCCCCGCAAAGAGCGAGCGCCCGTACATCAACGAGGACGGAGATACCGTGATTCCGCCTGGTTGGAAGGAAGTGCCAGACGCGGCTGGAAGCACCGAAGGTGTCGAGAACGAGGCGCGGAGGCTGGCGGAAATCGAAACGGCGTATCGACAATACGGCTGGCCCGGAGCAGAGCGAGAAATCCGCGCCGCCCTCTCCGACACCGAGGCCAAGCTGGAGGCCGTGCGTGCGGCAGAGCCGACCGTCGGCGGCATGATCGAAGAGATAGAGCGCCTTGAAGGGGTAGCGGAAGCGTTGCGCAAGAAGGCGAACGAGAACCGCATCGAGGCTGACAATGCGGCCCGCGACTACGAAGATCTTGAGGGCGTCGTCCATTGGGCGCTCGCGCAGATGAGGAAGAACGGCGCTCGCCTCCCGGCAGAAGAAGTGCTCGCGGCGCTTGTCGAGTCCGTGGAGGGTGCAGGCCCGCGAGCCGCCCTCACCCGCTCTAACGACGAGGAGGCGGAGTGATCTGGCTGGAAATGCTCGGCGTGTTTCTATTCCCGATAGTGCTGGTGCTGGGGTTTATCTGGTTCTTCGGAGGTTTCGAGTGAACGTCAAGCCGGAGGAGACGTAGTTGGCTATCCTCGTCGTCTGGGATACTCCACCCTCTCACGGGACGAAGTACAGAGATGTCTTTGAGTCGATCCTGGACGCGTTCCAGATCGATTATGAACACACTTGGCTCTTTGAGAGAGGAATCGATCCGAAGAAGGTGAAGGCAAGTGACTACCTCCCCGCAGGGCAAGAGATCAACGAACTGTCACAGGACTTCGACAAGGTACTTTGCCTTGGTGCTCTCCCTTCTGCTGCCGTTCACCAGTCGGAGCATACTCTCCCGGTCACTCGTATCCGAGGTAGAGGATTTATAAGTCCGGCTGGGAAGTACACTGTTACGACTTACAACCCGTCGATAGTCGTTAAGGACACGGATTTCTTCCGTGATCTCGTTTTCGACATCCGGAAGTTCCTCGACAACGATGCACCGATGGAGCAACCTGAGATTGAGATCGAGGCTGTCGAGTACAAGAAGGACCTGAAGGCTCTGCGTGACCTGCATGAGGCCTCCTACGTAGCGTGCGACATTGAGACGACGTCTCTCAACCCGTACGATGCTGAGATCCTCTCTATCGCGTTCGCGTGTGAAACGACAGACGGTGGAGGATACTGCCTCGCAGTGCCTCAGCACCTAGTTGGAGAGGAAGTGCACAAGTTCCTCCGCACGTACAAAGGAACACTCGTCTTCCACAACGCCCTCTTCGACATTCAGTTCCTGTGGAAGAAGTTCGGACGATTCGAGATCCCGCACCTCGCGGACACGATGCTCATGCACTGGGCACTCGATGAGCGTCCGTTCAACCGTTACCGCTCACACGGTCTCGACCTCCTACAGCGTCTCTACTTCGATGCACCCCCGAAGGCACTCTCGATGAAAGATTGGCTCGATGAATACTTCCGTGAGGACGTCGGTGACGAGGCACGCTGGGAATGGGTCACTAAGTTCTGTGAGGAACACACAGAGATGGCACGTACAGCGTGGCGTGAGTGGCATATCGAGGTGTACGACGAGGAGGCAGACTGGCGTGGCAAGAAGGTGCTCAGGGACATCTCGATTGAGACTGTGTACGAGGCTGTCTGCGCGAAGAAGATGCCGAAGAAGATGCTCCCTCCCCCTGACAAGGCCCGCAAAGAAGAGATGTGGGATCAGATGATGACCTACATGGCTGAGGATGCACTCAACACGGTGCGCCTCTTCCCTGTGCTCAAGGCAGAGATGGACGAGGAGTCAGAGCGTCTGTGGAACCTGCACGAGAACTATCTGATCCCAGCGACGAAGGCGCTCGCCCAGATGCGACTGAATGGCGCGCCTGTCGATCTCCCGTACCTGATGAAACTGAAGACGGAGATCGAGACGCAGTTGGAAGAAGAGATGCAGATCCTGCGTTCACTCGTTCAGGAGCACACAGCGCACCCGAAGGGGGAGGAGTTCAACCCGAACTCACCGAAGCAGGTTGAGGAGGTTCTCTACTCAAAGGAGATCGGTCTCGGTCTGCAGATGCCGAAAGGCGTCGGTCGCTACGCGTACAAGCGTGACGAAGAGAAACTGACGACGAACTCAGACACGTTGAAGGTCCTCGCACGCCAGGTTGCGAAGAAGCGCCCAGCAATCTCCAAACTCATCAACCTCATTCTGACGTACAGAGTGAAGTCGAAAATCATAGGCACGTACATCGACGGAATCCTAGAAAGGGTGGACCCAGATGGCAGGATACGAGGAGACACGAACCTCCATGGTACGGCCACAGGGCGTACATCGTCGTCGAATCCGAATCTTCAGAACATCCCGGATGCGAGTCACGTTGGTTTTGACATCCGAAAGGCATACATTCCCTCTGAAGGGTGGGTTATCCTCGAAGCGGATTATTCGCAGCTGGAACTGCGAGTTGCAGGTCTCTTCTCACAAGATTCCGTCCTTCTCGAGGCTTACAGAAACGGCGCAGACATCCATCAGGAGGTTGCTGAACTCCTCTGGAACAAACCGAAGAAGGAGATAACGAAGTACGAGCGATATCTCGCCAAGTGCATGAACTTCGGAGTCCTGTACGGACGCGGGGCGCGTTCGATTGCAACAGGTCCGGAGATGGACAACCTTGTCGAGATGTCTGGGAGGTCATGGAACAATGCAGAGATTGACGCTTACTTCGACAAGTTCAAAGTTGGGTACAAAGCACTCTTCGACTGGATGGCCCTTGTCAAGAAGGACTCGATGGCGAAGCAGTACGTTGAGGGGCCGTACGGTAACAGACGCAGGTTTGATCTCATCCTTGAGTCGGAGAGAGGGCACATCGAGCGGCAGACAGTCAACTCACCGATTCAAGGCTTTGCTGCCCAGATTGCTGTGAACGCGATCATTGAGTTGGACAGGGTGTTCGACGTTGACAGACAGCGGATTCTCTCGACGGTTCACGACTCGATCCTGTGCGAGTGCGTCAACGATCAAGAGACAATCCGTGAGACAGCACACCTCATTAAGACGACGATGGAAGAGAAGTTGCCGATAGAGGTGTTCGTGACCCTGCCAACGCTGCCTCAGGCACCGTTCAAGGAAGGCGACCGGCTAACTTACAATCTACCGTTCGTTGCAGACGTGGTCATCGGACCGAACTGGGGAGAGGCCCATGAGGAGGTCGAGCACCTTCCTGCAGTCCCGGAAGAAAACGCAATACCGCGTCTCGCTTGATCTGCTCGCGTCTCGCTTGATGGAATACCTTCCGCCTATGACTCGATGGGCTACCGTCAAGCAACGAGAGAGCGCCTAAGACGCTCGCCCGAGTGAATCTAAAATACTGAGGCCCTGGTAAGGAGAGAGTGAAAACCCAGGGCCTCAGTCGTTGTTGACCTACGCTTTCGGCGGACCTGCGTTCTCCCCGCGGAAGGCCTCCTCGGTTACGGGGGCCGGGCTTGAGGCAGTCGGCACGCCAGGAATGGGGAACCCGAGCTCGCCAAGAGACGAGATGATCGAGCCCACCCATGCCGCGATGATACCGACGTAGAACGCACCTGCAATCACGCCGAGGTCGAGGCCAGGAATGACGATCTCCTGCTGGCCGGCGACTACTGCGCCTGAGTACACGACAAAGTACGGAACGAGCTTGAACAGCACGTCATTCCGTGCGAAGTCGGCCAGATACGACAACCTGAAGTTCTTTGCCTTGAACGCAGCCACGACTCCTAGAAGAAAGTCGAGTGCGATGACCACGAGGGCGATGAGGACCTTGTCATCCTCAAAGAACCGATGCAGAAGTTCTCCGTAGTCCATAGTTCACAGTTCACCTCCCCTCTACTTACGTACCGGCTTGAAAGACACAGGTCCACGAGCAAACGTCGCATCGTGAGAATCTGACCAGTTTGCCGGATTGTTGACCTTGTTGTGGATCTCCTTGAGGTCCGTCCTTCGCAGATACGTGACGATGAAGAAGTCGGGCTTGGTCAGTCTCTCCTTCTCGTGTGCCACCATCTTGCGGAAGTGGTCTGCGGACGGTTCGGGAGCAGTACCGTGCAGGTTAGTCGCCACGTCGATCTTACGTGACGGTGCCCACTCATGGTGCTGAACACACTGACCTGCAGGAATGTCTCCCTTGCGGAAAAGGGCTGCGAAGCCTCGTGCTGCCATCAGCACTAGACGATCTGGTAGAGGGTGCAACCCATCGTGTTCGATCTCCATTCCGTAGGCAGTCGAGTTGCCGGTCATACCCTTGATTGAGCCTCCGTCTGGCAGACCTGCGTGGTTCGCGGGTCCAGCGGCAATCACATAGAAGACGCCGTTGAACCCGAGGAGCACGTTACACAGTGGCCCAGGGAGATCTTCTCTTCCTTCGATGCAGACCTTCAGTGATGGTGCAGGCGTGTCCTTCGACGGATGTCCTGCTGTGTGGTGCATGACTCCACCTTTTGGGTTGAACGCAGCGAGGCCTGACGAGTTCGAGTTGTTCTTCCACCCGTCGATCTCACGCACGGCAAGACCCGCTCTGCGGAGCCTTGTAGCGATGCCTGTGTCAGCAGCCATCGTTGTCCTCGTCCTCTTCTTCGCCCTCTGGGACGAGTGCTGCCTCTACTTCTTTCGCCGACGTCGCCGGAACTTCCTTGAAGTCGAGGTCACACCCATCGAGGGCATCAGCATTTTCTGGCATGCTCTCTCCTTTCTAACAGAACGGTAGAACGTTACAAGGGTTAGGACCAGGTGGTCCTTGAGGCCCACGTTCACCTTGTGGTCCTCGTTCCCCTTGCAGGCCCTGTGGGCCCCTCTCTCCTTGCGGACCTGCAGGCCCAGCTGGACCTTGAGGCCCACGCTTCCCCCTAGGTCCACGAGGTCCCCGAGCACCCTCTTGAACTGCGGGAAGATCTGTTGTGAGGTCAAGATTACGCAGGTTAACTGTCTCTACAAACGTCTCGCAGTTAAGGGGCCTTAGCCTCCGTACAAGTTCTTCTTTCTGCTCTATTCCCTGGCGTATCTCTTGTCTTGTTAGCCCAGGAATCTGCCTCCCTGACTTGAGGAACTTCTTCGACCTCTGAATTGTCTCAATAGCATCCGCGCGAAGGACTGCGTAACCTGTATTCTGCCGGATGCAGAGTGTCTTCAAGATCTCACGTTCATTGAGTGCCCTCACTCGCGTCTCTGCAGCGAGATTATCCTGAGTGTCGCTGACCTCATTTGCGAGTTCCCACGCCTTAATTGCTGTCCACGTGCAAAGGAGAGCAATCGCAGCCATCCCAAGAAGGATAACTGTCGCAGCAGTGTTCGACTGGAACACTCTGTGGGGCACTCTACTTCTCACCGTTTCCGTTCTTCCTCTTAGAGAGAGTCAGGATCGCAACCGCTCCTCCAGCAATCGTTCCGACAACTGGTGCAACAGACGATGCTGTCTCACCGCGTGTGGGGTCGATCAGGGCAACCACAACAGAGAGAAGCCAAGCAACGACGATAGCAGCGACAATGTACTCAGCCAACTTTGTGTTCACGGCGTCTCTTTTTGTAGTCATGGCACCAAGCACCCAGGCGGACTGAGAAGTAACCGGCAACGGCACATGGGAGGGATAACAATGCACTTAGCACATTTCCCGCTCTAAGATCACTTGGGCGACACTCCGAACTCTCCCATGATCGGAGAGCCTTCTTCTTGAGAGAGACGCCTTCTCTCGATGTACGAATACTGCTGCCACTGTACCGTCGCTCCTGGAGGGGTGAGTTGGCACAGGACATAGTCACCAAATTCAAGGGTAAGGATAGCATCCCTCTGGGTAGTATCTGCCCCATTCAGTAGAAAGTTAGTTATGCGGGCAGTGTTAGATGCGTAGCGAGCAAGCAGGCCATCCACGTATGCCTGCGCATCTGCATCTGACACAAGGGGGATGCCGTCAATCTGCAAAACGTACTCGCCGTCCTCCTCGATGAGGTCAAGATCCTCTGCGATGAACGTTACCTCATCCTCACGTGTACCCACGACCTTGTTGTAGTAGAACGTATCTGTGTCTGACGTGTTCATTCCCTCGTACTGGACGCCAGTAGGACCAATGGTGAACTCCGGCGTCGTCACATCTTCTCTGTAGTCGTTGTCACGGAACGTCGGGTACCCTTCACGTGAGAAGAAAAACAATGAAGGTTCCGTCTCTGCGAAGAGAACTTCATCAAGGAGTTCCTGTGGGGGCAGTCCTGCGTATCTCGCAGGTACCATCGTCTTCGTTCCAGGATCGATCTGGTAGGGGAGAGAAAACTTCCCCATTGTGTTCAGGACGTTGACGAGGCGCTCGCCAGATAGTGACTCCTCTAACCCGTAGAACGCAGCGTTGTACCTTGCAAGCGCGCGATCTACGGTGAAGAATTTCTCGTAGATACCCAACCGTGCAATTCGCCCATCGAAGTAAGCACCTGCACTTCCAAGACCTGCGATCCACTGGTTCCTTCCAATAGCACAGGTGCCCGCGACAGCAGTAGCGTTCACGATGCCAAGAGAAGACCCAACCTCAACTCCGTTGAGGTACACGAACATCTCTCCACCATCTGCTCGTGTAGCACAGACGTGGTACCAAGTCCCTACACTCGTGGTTCCAGCAAAGACAACTCCGTCTGCACCAAACTCATCTTCAATCTCCCAAGATACTCCTCCGCCTGCATCGATCCGGACAAACCCTGGAATGAAGTCAACTCCAGCCTTGGTTGTCTTCGGGAAAGAGAAGATGGTCATATCAGAGGAGAGGCTGTCGAGATTTACCCAGGCCTCGATGGTGATCTCCTCTGTGTCCACGAGTTCGCCAGAATCAATCGTGAAGGTGGCGTACTCATTCTGCGCTTTTCTAAACCGCACACACGTAGCGTCATCTCCAAAGATTGGACCTTCTTCCCCAAGAAGTGGAGTGTTCTTGTAGGTACCAGAAGGCCCGGCGATACCTGTCAGGTCTGCACGTGTCTCGCGAGTACGCCACTTCTTGATTCTCTTCTTCTTCCCTTTCTTCGGCCCTTTCTTGTACTTGATTACCTTCGTGTGGGCAACCATCTTCGTGCCTCTTTGCTCGTCGAGGTTGTAGAGAACGAAAGGATCGTCTGCCTGCTGCAACTCATCGTACTCTACAACGTCAGGGAGAGAGTGAATGAAGTTCGACCTAGCGAAGAACTTGCGTCCATCCGTAGCACGCATTCTCGCTGTCATCTCCCCGATGCCTGAATCATCCCAGGTTGGTCCCCACGTGTCCGTGTACCCGTAGAAGACAGGGTAGGTCTTTCCATTTGTCTGAATCCTGTGCCAGATAGTCCTATTCTGTCGAACGAGTCCAGCCATGGGACCACCCAGAATATTTGCTGAATCGAATGCTGCTGTTTCCCCCGTGACTCCACCTGTGACGTTATCTGTGCGTAGAGGCAGAACAGGTACTGCAGATTCACAGAAGATGCCATCGTCAAGCCAGAACGTCGTTGCAGCAGTTCCTGACAGGGATACTCTCACGCGAGCACGTGCTGTGTTCGCAGGTGCAGTCGCGATCAAGTAAATCCACCTGAAATCAGTACGTGCAGACCTTGGAGTGGAGAAGGTAGTGGAGAGAACTGTGTCTGCGGAATTGCGCCACTCGATACCGATCCGGATCTGGTCGAAGGCATCCCCCGACATAAGGATCGCAGCAAAGTAAGTGTTGCCTGCAATGAGGCCAGTGAAGGATGCGTTTGAGGGTGCCTGTGCGATGAACACACCTTGCCCAGAAGCTGCGCCATTCGTGACAACCTTCAGGGAACCTGTCCCATGCGCAGACCTCGTCGTGTCCTGTGTCGTCGTTGTTGTGCCCCCACCTGCAGACGAGATGCCGTTCTTGTTTGTCTCAAAATCTGAGTTCTCGATGATCTGGTGGATGACCTTGTTGAGGCCTACCGTTTGGTAGACACTCGGCCGTGTCTCTGGCGTCACGTCTGCGAGCGTATGTCCGACACAATAAGCATCGTGGCGGACAACGTTTGTAAATGCTGACGCGTTCCTGTAGAGGCCAATCTTGTCTGCAATAGGAGGAACTGTTGCGTCACCCTTCACCATTGGAATCGTCTGGATGCCGGATTCCAGAGCAAAAGTCTTCCACTCCTCGCCCCATCTGCGCATCTGCACCATGATGAAGCCATCTTTCTTTGTTGACCACTTGATGATGTAGCGCAGATCGACCCAGGCGTCTGCCTCAAAGGGCAGCATTTCGTAGTCCTTGTTGGTACCTGCGTTCGTTCCGTTGTTTGCATCTGTCAGGGTCGGGAACTCTCCTGTGTCAAGTGAAAACATGTAGCGTGTCCGTGCTGCATTAACCTGAACACGTAGAGGGGCCTGCCCGAAGCGTGAGTCCCCGATGCAATGCTGCTGGTGGAAAATCTCCCAACCTGTCGGGTGGGTCCATGGCCCCTCAGGACTCCAGGAGATGAAGTACGCGATCACCTGGCCGTCTAGGTTGCCTGTTCCGAACCCACCGTTCGGGTTACCTCGACGCACCTCACAGCGTTCTCCTGTGGATGTCGAGAACTGGTCTCCTGACCGAACAGTGAACTTACCACACTTGGTGCCGAGACGCTTGTTAGAGGAGTCAGTTGTGAACTGCGCAGAAGCAGAGAATGCCTCAATGAGTCCGTTCAATTCTGTCCACTCAGGTGCCACTCCCGTACCTGCGTTCTCGAAGTCTCCCCAGAACTCGAGGTACCTCATCGTCGGCATGTTCAGTGGATTAAGGAACCCGTCCTTATTCCGCAGTATGTAGTTGCCGACCGTGGCATCGAAGTCTGCGAGTTCAGAGTCACGCCCACCCTCAACACTCCAGTTCTGCAATCTGTCTGAAACGTCAACCCAGGACTTGTCTTGCACGTCCGGAGGGTCAAACGACACCCACAGAACATGGAGAGGGTTGATGGGCTGCTCTGTTACCTCGTCAGTATCTGTCGTCTGAGCAGTTGATGTGACCTGCATCTACGCAACCCTAACAGGTTTAATCGACAGCCATCTGTCAAACCAAGTACCCTGGGTACCTCCAGATACCCGATACTGGAGCTTGACAACTGCTGAAGCTGCAAGTCCAGTCTTCACAACTTTCTTCATCCCAGCTGCCCTGTTCGTTGCTCTTGTCGTGAACCCATCAGCATCCGCTGTTGCTGCTGCACCAAACTTCGGAGTTACAAACGCGTCATTCCCTGCAGTTGCGTTGAAGTGCTGCGCTCCAAAGTCAACCTCGTAGTCTCCTCCGAGGGGCAGAGTGATCTGGGGACCGTTAGTTGCGAGATCCAAGTAGGTGTTAGTAGAGGATGTTTCAAGAGTAGCGATAATCGCGTACAGAGGAGGACCTCCAACGAACTCCCACTTGTAGGAGGATGCGGACGCAGACCTGTATATGAGGTGCCACTTGATTCCGTTCGTTGCGTCAGCGACGTAGTAAACCTCCTGACCATCGAACGGAGATCCAGGCAGTGAAGATACTGTCTGAATAGATGCACGGTCGATTCCCTGTTCCATGTACCCTAGCCGTGCTGCAGACACTGGCTTCGTTACATCATTGTCAACCCAGGTTTGCTGAGTGTAGGCTGGCACTAGGCAGCTCCGTTCGACATCTCGTACCTGGTTTGACCCATGCGTACGAGCTTGTAGAGTTCGTCGGCAACATCGCGTGAACCCAATCCGATAATCGTTCCAACGTTGAGATGCACAGTGACTGGGTTATTCGCGGGTACAGACTGACGCAACGCTCCAACGCTCTGAGGTTGACGGGAGGGGGTCCCTGTGACGTGTTGGACCATGTGTCGTACCTCGTGAGACAAAGAGCGTGGGATTGCTGCTGCACCCTTCGCAATACCTTCCGCGATGCCTTGAGAGATCGGCACGCCAACCTGGTCACGAAACACCTTCGACGGCGAATCAATCCCAAGACCCTTCTTCGCCCACGAAAGCGCTCCTTCTGCACCATCGACAATTGCTCCGCCCAACCTGCTCGCGAGGTCACCGATTCCTGAGATGATCCCATCGACAATCGCCTTGCCGAGTTGCATGCCATATCCGAGAAACAGTCCAACGAACCCTCTGATTACGTCGATGATGCCGTTGAACTTGTTAGAGATCATCGTCTTGATTGTCTCAATGACGGTTGAGGCAGCCTCTTTCACTCGGTTCCAAATCGTGCGCACCACCCCCACGACTGGAGAGAGCACTGTCTTGACGACACCGACGATGGCGCCAACAACGTCAGAGATGAATCCTTTGACTGCATTGAAGATGGAGACAGTCAGGTTGTAGATCGAGCGCCACTTGCGAATAATCGCTGCTGCGATGAGTGCAGTGCCGAGAGTCATGATGACTAGAAGTAGAGGCCACCACTTACGGAAGAACCCTGCGATCGCTGTGAAAATCCTTGTAGCGATGTTCTTGATCTGGTTGAAGTACTTGAACACGAGAGCAGGAAGGGCGAGTAGACCTCCTGAGAAGATAACAGCGAGCAGCATCCAGTGGTCACGGATGAAGTTCACAGTCGCAAGGACAGAGGACTTCAGAACCTCCCATGTCCCTAGTACGATGTTCCTAAATGTCTCTGAGCGCTTCCACAGCACGACAAGTGCAACACCAAGACCTACAAGTGCTGCAACAAGCAGGACAACAGGGTTCGCAGCCATTGCTGCATCAAGCAAGAACATTGCTGCTGCGTAGGCCTTCGTTGCAGTTGATACTGCCATCGTAATCGTCTTGTAGGTCACAAACGCGGCAGTGAGACCTGCAACAAGTGCCGTAAGGACCGGCACCCCTGTGATGAGGTTATAGATTGCCTCCACACCAGAAGAGATAGCAGAGAAGAAAGCGATAATCCTGTCAGGGTCAATCGAGGCAATAAACCGTGACATAGCGCGCACAAGAGACTCTGCCGCTGGCAAAAGCGCTGTACCCAACTGAATCGCAAGCGTCTCTGCAGCAGATCCGAACGCCTGCAGCGCACCGTTAAAGCCTTTGGTGCGTGCCTCTGCAAACTGCTGCGCTTCTCCCCCCTTCGTGATTGCATCATGGAACTTGTTCCACCCGTCCGTACCTGCCCGCATTTGGATCCGCGCAGCACGAATCGCGTCAGACCCGAAGATCGTATAGAGGGCAGCATTCCTCTGTTTCTGCGACATCCCGTCCATCGCACTATTCAGTTCGGTGATGATCTCAGGCATGCTCTTCATGTTCCCTGAAGAGTCATAGACCTGAATACCGAGCTCTTTCATCAGATCAGATGCCTTCTGCGTGGGAGCAGTCAGACGGTTAATCATCGTCTTCAGGGACGTACCTGCATCAGACCCGACAACTCCTGCGTTCGCCATCAGACCTAGGGAGGTCGTCAGTTCGTCAATCGTGTGCCCCGTACCAGCGAACTGTGCAGACGCCATCTGGAAACCGAGTGCCACGTCAGTCATGTCCGCAGTCGACTTGTTTGCAGTCGCCGTGAAGAGATCGGCAACAGTCGTCGCTTCCTTACCGTTCAGGGAGAACGCAGACAGCGCACGTGCGACAATCGTTGCCGAGTCTGCGAACCCCATGTTCGCTGCAAGACCCAGTTGCAGGGTCCCGCGGGTCGCACCGAGGATCTGGTTGACGGATAGACCACCTTTAGCGAGTTCCTGCATCGCGTCCGCTGCATCCTTCGCAGACACGTTCGGCAGTTTGAAATCTGCACCAAGGGCAATCGCTTCCTTGTCGAGTGCGTTCATCTGGTCTGCAGTCGCGCCCGACACAGCCTGGAGGATGTTCATTGACTGCTGGAAGTTACCTGCAGCGCGAAGCGACACAATGCCGATACCAGTCACTGCGAGACCGATACCGGCAGCCGCACGTGTCACGAGGCCGCCCGTACGCAGCATGGACGCGTTCGCAATCGCCATCGACCTGTAGAACCCAGAGGTGTCTGCAGTCAGGCGTGCTACGAGCTGGGCGACAGTGAGTGGCATCTACCTCTTGCGTCCGAAGAACCGATTCATTTTCTTCTGCTTCTTCTCTTCTGCTTGCCCCTCAGCGGACATAACAGCGATCACGTGGTTGTAGTACCAGACGGGTTTCTCGACTACGACCCACGGTGGGCAGCCAAATCGATCGGCTGCTCGCTGAAGAAGGAACCAGTCCGGGACGCGTCCTGCTCGTCCGTCGAATTGGAGGTACTTGGTGAGGTCCCGGACTTCTGAGGGTCCGGCATCAGGTCTTGGGAGATCCCTTGCATGATGGTGCCGAGAACCACCAGCGGCAACCTCTTGATCTCCTCACCGTTGCACGGAAGAGGGGTTCCATCCTCACGGAGAAGATCCCAATCGACAAGGATGGGCTCAAGAACGAGACCTGCAACGTCGCCCTCGAACCCACCCTCCATCGCATCTTTGATCTTGTCCGAGATCTCGAGAGTGAGTTCGCCAGGCTTGTACTCCACCCTGATCGGTTCATCCTCACCCTCGACTGGAATGTCAACTACTCGGTTGGCACCTTTCAGCTGGTTAACACGAAGCGGCATATCTCTCCTTTGTTGAAACTACCCCTCTGGAGGGGCCTCTGCAAGTTCGACAGCATCCGAAGCGAGTGCAGACGTGTCGTCCCTGTACGAGTCCTCAAGCGGCACTTCCTTGCTGTCGCTCTTCGCAAGCGTACGCCCGCGGAGGATGTGCTTGTCGATGAACTTCGGATCGTCCTCGACCCTCTGCGGACCTGGATCCTCTCGCGGGTTGTACTTCGGGTCCACGACTGGACCGGTAGCGGCCCATTCCTCAGCTGCCTTTGAGTTCTTATCAGCCATGTCCCTCCTTTAGAGAGCCGAGACCTTGTTGACGACGTTGGTCGTGAAGGCCTTACCCCACGCACCGTCATGTACCATATCGTAGGTAATGTCGATCACGTAGAGGCCTTCGTTCTCATCAAAGTCACCAACATCTGCGACCTTGACAGCGCAGTCCCACGTCCACGAGTACGGAACAGTCGCTGCACCTGCGAGCGTGGGTGATGTTGCCTTGATACGGAGGAACTTGGTCGTACCTCCACGCATATCGGTCAACCACGCCATGCCTGCAGCATCTGCCTCGAGGGTCAACGCGACCTGTGCAGTCGGTTCAGTCTCAACATGCGCGGCGTAGGAGTTGTTCGCTGTGTTCAGCACCCAGACAGGAGCGTACCTGTCACCGAGGGTGAGTGTCGCCTCGATGCAGCGCGTGAGTTTCGTCGTCCCGAGACCTGCGGACGTCGTGTCGAGGTAGATGTCGATGTCCGTTGGGAGTACCGGAACCTGAGCAAGGGAGGTCGGACCGGCGGTCATCGTGATACCGTCCGAAATGCGCTGCCCGAATCCACCTCCGCCAATCGTCACACCGTCTCTGTTGAGGGTGATCTCGACTGCATTGATGAGGCCGTAGTTGAACTTGTGCGCCCTGACGACTCCACCGACCTCGATGGTGTACGTCTTCGGCGTGTCCTCTGCTGAGGTCGCCGGCGTGAAGGTCCACGTCTGCGCTGACGTGTCCGAGACAGAAGGTGCGGACGGCGCGACGATTGCTGACGCGAACGCATAGATCAGTTCGGAGTAGTCGCCAACACCATCGAGGTCGAACTCGACAAACTCCTTGCCGGGAGTCTCGATTGTGGCGAACTTGTTTCCGAACGCCCGAAATCGCTGCATGTCCACAGCGACTCCTGGAACGAATCCGATGGAGTTGAGCTTCTTGTTGGCAGCGACGTTCGTGCCCGGCGTGGATTCGACACCGATCTGAACGCCCTGCGTCAGTGCTGATCGTTCAGCCATTTACACTCCTCCTACTTGCTCTGGACTATTGTACGGTAGAGTCCCCCGGCATGTCTATACCCTTCCTCGGTGTCTTCTTCTTCAGGAAGAGTGAAGGACTCTATCCGGACACAGGACATTACCCTGATCGTTGACGTCTCACCGTTCGTATCGTGCAGGACGGTGTCGAGCCTATCTGCGATTGGTACGAGGGGGGCGAGGCCTCGTCCTTTCGTCACGGCTGCGATGAGCCAGTCGAGTTGCACCATGATCCGTTCTGTCGGATTCCCGATGCCGCGTACGTCATTCCGCGTCTGCACGTGGAAGCGCACAGCAGGAGGTTCTATGTCAGGCGGGATGAGCCCGAAGAAGATGCCCGAGATCATTGGGTCACCCGTCTCCATTAGTCCTCCTGCACCTGTGTCCGCCCTGACCTTCGCCGTGATCCACTCTGCAGTATGCAGTTCTTCATTCTGATTCGCTGGCATCAGAACTTCACTGCTCCTCTACCACAGGCGTCGAAGAAGGCGTTCTTGTGAGCCTCGACAGCAGGAGCGAGATAAGGCTGGGCAGCCATCTTGTAGGTGCCGTACTCAACGAAAGCACCGTAGGGTGCACCAACCTGTACCTCTGCAGAGTGCCCTGCCTCAATGGACACAGCCTGAATCGAGGAACGCAAGAAACCTGTTCGCACAGGCGCCCTTGCGCGTGCATCTGCAGCGATCTCGTCTGCCTGCTTCTTCACAGCCATACGAGTGTTCGCCTCGACAGCAACAAGCAGTTCCGGAATGCGATTCCAGATAACGACGATGCCCATTCCACCTTTGCCCCTGAGCGTTGTCTTAGCCATGGGGCTCCTGAAGTCGTTCTGTTTCTACTGCAACGACCCGTCGCTCGATCTCCAAGGTTTCAGGAGACAACACAGCGTGGATATGCAGGTGGATGTTGTCCGTTGAATCGTGCGCGTGGACAACGAGGTGGTCCCCAACTAGGACATCTGTGTCTGCAGGCAAACTGACTGTGAAAACCTGAACTTCAGCTATAGCACCTGCGAAGAGACGTTCCTGGTCCTGGGCCGCACCTGATTCGACCATGCACGGTACGTCAGAGTAGAGAGCAGTCGACCCGTGCGTTCGTGAGTGTCCACCGTATGGATCATCTGCCCCCGTGACACGGAAAATGTCACACGTGTCCTCGAACCAGGTCTCAAGGTCATCTCTCAGACTGGTGAGTTCATCGTCAGATACCGGCATTCCAGTTGTTCTCTACCGCGTACGGAAGCACGTCTGACTCTGGCGTGAACCTGACGGCCATGACCTGTCCCCGTGAGAGGAACTTACGGTGCATCTCCATACAGTGGTCAAAGTATTGCTGGCGTGACAGCATCTTGCCACCCGTCATAAACAGGTAACGATTTGCTGTTCGCCCTGCCTTGACAAGCCAGGCCTGTGCGATTCCGTAGTTGATGTTGTAGGTAGGTGTCCATGAGGTGTCTGTTGGAAGCACACCGTTTACATCGACAATCCGGCACATATTCACCAGGACGTCGAGATCTTCAGGAGCCAGGGCAGGATCAGTGTCGCCATCAGCGAACAGCATGATCCTGCCTCTGACTTCTGCTTCAGTCACTACCCGCTCAGTTCAGCTTCGCGAGCCTCTCGGGCAGCCTTCTTCTCCTCAGCCTCACGCTGGGTAACGGCCTTCAGCGTCAGTGCGTCGGAAGGAGGCCCACCCGTGGGCGGGATGACTCCGGACTCCTCGACCGCGTCGAAGTAGTCCTGGACCTGCAATTGACCTGCGTCGAGGTCCGGGTTGATGCCCTCCGGGTTGATCCCGAAGGCTTCTGCCCTCTCGACTGGATCGTCAGGGGAGTTGAGAGACGTGACGGAGAACGCCTTGTCGCCTGCAAGCTTGTCCGAGGTTGCCGGAGGTTCACCGTCGTCACTGGCGCGACGGGACTGCTCGGACTGAGCCTTCTCCACAAGCGTTGAGCGGTCATCGTTGTCCACAATGTCCTGAAGTTCCTCGTCAGAGAGAGAAGAGACGTCGATCTCGTCGACTGTCTGATCTTCAAACGCGCTTCCTGCCATCGAAGATCCTTTCTCTGTTGATGATTGGTTCCCAGCGCTCTTTCACCTGACGTGCTGGGCCGCCAGGAGGCTTCAGTTGTCCTTGCAGGAACCTCTGAAACCTGAACCTACGCCGAGCGGACGCCCTGTAATCGAGCGCCCGCTGCTCTTCCGGCGTAAGTGCCATCTACTGCAGGTGCTGCTGCCTGTACAGCCTGTAGGTAGCAGCGAGGCGCGATGAGAGCGAGGACTGCGCGGAAAGTGAAATGAGCGCACACTTTGCCGCGAGGAACTGCTCCGCCTCTGTGGTCGTGTCGTCCAGCCCGAGCTGCGTGACCTTCCCTGCCTTCGCCACCTTCGCGTTGACAGTGACGTCCGCAGTGGTCGGATTGGCGACGAGGATCTGAACGGTTGCCATCTCTTCGTCTCCTTCCTACTACGGCGCCCTGAGCACGGCGAACGGATAGCGCGAGGCTTCCGTGCCCTGCTCGTAGTTGATCGGGTTCGGAACCTGCCAGGCGAATCGCGCTACGACGCGCAGCGCGACCATATCCTGCTGTGGCAGGTTGTACTGGATGGCACCGAGGTTGTCCTGAATCACGGCCTGGTCGAGGACCTTGTACGTGATGTCTTGCCGGACAGCGAGGATGCCCTGAGAGAAGTCACCCACGAACATCTCTGCAGAACCTGAACCCGTAGGCCACAGGCCCGGCATGACGTACATGAGTGTCTCACCCTCGATTGAGCTGTTGGTTACATCAAGGAGACGCTGGCCCGTCGTGTCACGAGCGGAGCGCAGGCGCGCCTTGTAGGTTGTACGAGTGACGAACCCAGACGGGGCAAAACCATCCGCCTCGACAAGGGCCATCGTCTGGTTCAGGTCTTCCGCGATTCCACCCTGGGCTGCAGTTGCTGTGCCCCTGGTGTACGAGTTGCCCGCCGCGATTGCAGCCGTGACCACATCCGAA